GCGTCTGCCAAGAGAGCGGTCGAGATAGCAGCTAAATACGATCCGACAACCGGGTCTGATGTGGAGGTACTACGGCTTTGACAAACAACCCTTGCAATGATACTGAAATCTACATCGCCCGTGAGCAACTGCGTGTTCTTTATGATGAGATGGACACCAAGTTCCAACAACTGAAACACATCCAGACACGTATCACCAGTCTTGAGAACCATATCTACCAGCTTCAACATAACGAACAGCAAGAGAAGGAATAATTACTAGTAGCCATGAATACGCCTCCATTTCGTTCCACATTCAGTGAAGATATTTTCAATTACAAGTACCGGCACAAAGGGGCAGAGACGTGGGGTGAACTAGCCAGCACGCTTGTTGAAGATGTGTGTCGTGACTTTGTTCCAGCGGATATAAAGGAAGCAATCCGAGACATCATTGCTACGATGAAGTTTATTCCCGGAGGACGCTACCTTTACTACGCCGGGCGTCCTTACAAAGCCTTCAATAACTGTTTCCTGTTAAGGGCTGAGGCTGATACCCGTGAAGATTGGGCGGAACTCTCCTGGAAATCGGAGTCCTGTCTTAGCACTGGCGGTGGTATCGGTATTGACTACTCTATCTACCGCCCTCGTAACTCCAAGCTGAACCGCACGGGGGGCCTCGCCTCTGGTCCTGTGTCCAAGATGCGAATGATTAACGAGATTGGGCGCGAGGTTATGCAAGGTGGTTCGCGTAGGTCTGCTATCTACGCCTCCCTCAACTGGCGTCACCCTGATGTAGGGGAGTTCATGTCGGCAAAGGATTGGCACTCGATGCCAGCAGGCACAAGTGGGCTGACTCTAGGGCAATTAAAGGAGCAGGACTTTAACTTCCCGTGTCCACTGGACATGACTAATATCTCACTGAACTACGATAACGCCTTTCTCTCGGAACTACTTGAAGGAGAGGGACAGTTGCCCAAGACTTTCCTTGAGAACTGTAAGCAAGCAGCCAAGACCGGCGAACCGGGCATGTCATTTAACTTTGGTTCAAAGGAGAATGAAACTCTACGTAACGCATGTTGTGAAGTTGTGTCTGAAGACGACAGTGATGTTTGTAATCTTGGTTCTGTCAACATGAGTCGCATTGACTCCAAGGACGAGATGTATCGTGTCTCTTACCTTGGGGGTATCTTTCTTTTGTGCGGAACGATGGTGGCGGACCTTCCTTATCCAAAGGTCAAGAAAGTACGCGAGAAGAACCGCCGCCTTGGTCTTGGTCTTATGGGTGTCCATGAGTGGCTTATTTCCAAGGGCTATCGCTACGAAGTAAACGATGAGTTCAAGGAATGGCTGGGGGAGTGGAAGCGTGGTTCGGAGGTTGGTGCAAAAGAGTTTGCGACCAAGCTATCTATCAGTACGCCTGTCGCGTTCCGTGCTATTGCTCCGACCGGGACCATCGGCATCATGGCTGGCACCACGACTGGTATCGAGCCAGTGTTTGCTGTCGCCTACAAGCGACGGTATCTGAAGAATGGCAAGGATTGGGCCTACCAGTATGTTGTCGATTCGTCAGCCAAGCAGCTTGTTGAAACTTACGGTGTCAATCCTGAGTCTATTGAGAGTGCTGTCGATCTGGCTAAGGACTATGAACGGCGTATCAAGTTCCAAGCTGATGTCCAGGATTACGTTGACATGGCTATCTCCTCGACGATCAATCTCCCTGCGTGGGGTTCTAAACACAACAACGAGGACACTGTTACTGGATTCGCCAAGACACTTGCACACTACAGCCCTAGACTGAGGGGGTTCACCGCCTATCCTGATGGCTCAAGGGGTGGACAACCACTTACTTCCGTGCCATATCACGAGGCACACAATCAGACGGGTGTCGAGTTCATGGAACATGATTCCTGTAAGGGTGGTGTCTGCGGCATCTAAAAGACGAACTAAAAAGACAGGGGGTATCAAGGATATTGACTTTCTTGATTCTTCGTGCGAACAAGGTATCTGTCCCATTCGTTAAACATGACCGTCTACTATAAGGAACCACATGACCGCTTACTACAACGAGCACGACCCGAAGGCGGCGGCATGGCTGCGCGAGCTGATCGCGCGCGGCCACATCGCACCCGGCGTCGTCGATGAACGCAGCATAGAGGATATTACCGCCGATGACCTTGCCGGATTTGTTCAATGCCACTTCTTTGCCGGGATCGGCGTCTGGTCCTACGCCCTCCGCCTCGCCGGATGGCCCGACGACCGCCCGGTCTGGACCGGATCATGCCCATGCCAGCCTTTCAGCACGGCAGGCGAAGGCGGCGGGTTTGATGACGAGCGGCACCTATGGCCCGCAAGGTTCTGGCTCATCGAACAGTGCCGTCCTCGTGTCGTGTTTGGCGAGCAGGTTTCGAGTAAGGACGGCCTCGGCTGGCTCGACCTTGTATCGTCTGACATGGAAGGAGCGGGTTACGCCATCGGGGCGCTTGATTCCTGCGCTGCGGGCGTCGGCGCTCCGCACATCCGGCAGCGGCTCTACTTCGGAGCGGAGCGGCTGGCCGACGCCGACAGCGAAGATAAAGTCTGGCGGGGGGTATTCGGACCCGGAGAAGGCGATGGCGAGAGCATTAGGGCCGCACGCGAACGGGGCGGGACTGCACGGGGATGGCGGGATGGATTTACGGACCGCGGTAAACTTGGCGGGCTGGCCGACGCCGACGATGCAAGCAAAGGAGTGGTCGGAGACAGCGGTGTCTGCTTGGCTGTCTGGGAAAAGAGGAACGCACGGACTGGACTTAGGAGCGGCGGCTGTGATGATCGACACGACCGGCCCGGCCCGATTAACGGCTTCTGGCGAGCTTCTGACTGGCTCCGATGCCGGGACGACCGCTGGCGGCCAGTTGAACCCGGCACATTCCCGCTGGCTCATGGGGTTGCCGCCAGAGTGGGACGACTGCGCGGTTACGGGAATGGCCTCGTTGCCCCGCACGCCGCGACGTTCATCACCTCGTTTGAAGAAGCACTCCGACAAGTAGGAGATTAGGTTGTGAAAGTAAAGATTGGAAACTACCCAAAGAACGGTTCAGGTCGCAAGGTCTTTGTTGAAGTAAGCGAGCACGATACTTTCAATCTAGATGCAACACTTGCTGAGATTATTCTTCCTTCCCTTAAAAAATACCTTGAGGTGTCAGACAAGTTAATCAATCTGGATGAACCTAAGTTCTCAGGTGGCTTGACACAGAGACAAGCTGTAACGGAGTGTGTTTGGGTGTTCAACGAAATCATTACAAATGCCGAGGAAGAAAAGATAATTGACCTGTCTATTGGATGTTTTGATTTGCTTCACCCTAACTTGACTTACCTTGAAGAAAGAAAACAGAAGGCTCTTAACTTGTTTGCTGAAATCTACACCAGCCTTTGGAACTAGCCCCATGGAAGCGGTCACACTACACACCATCGCAAAGATGTTTGCACACTACCGTTCCCTCAAGGACTGGGACGGGGTGGACGCTACGAAGCAGCTTGTTCCTCATGGAGCCATTGTCGTTCTTGGAAACATCTATGAGGACGGGGTGGAGTTCAAGATCAGGAACACGGGTGTTATCAAGGACCAGTTCTATTACAACAAGGACGGTAACCTTGTTGACACTCCCTCTCGCAAGACGATCTTTGCCGCCGTCACAGGAGCCGTGCCATCGTGAGTTCTGTAAAACTTATCGCCAAGACAGTCCCGGTTGACAAAGGTATTTGGACTGAGGATTTCACGGCTTACGTAGCTCGTGTGTCCAACCCGGAGAACCAAGCCAACACAGAGACAGCCCCCCGGCTCCTTCGGTATCTCATTAAGCACCACCACTGGTCCCCGTTCGAGCACACCTACCTGTCATTCGAGATTAATACCACGCGGGACATCTCGCGCCAGATACTCCGGCACAGGACGTTCGTGTTCCAGGAATACTCGGGGCGATATTCTGTCATGCCTTCCGACATGGAGGAACGGGAGTGCCGCCTCCAAGACCCAAAGAACCGCCAGAACTCTCTTGCTACATCTGATGAGGAAATCATCAATGACTGGAAGTTCGTTCAGCAACAGACGTGGGAGTCGGCCACAGGCTATTACCAATGGGCCTTGGACATGGGCATTGCAAAGGAGCAAGCCCGTGCTGTGCTTCCCGAGGGGTTGACAAAGACTACGCTTATCGCTACTGGTAACTTAAGATCGTGGATTCATTACGTCGAAATACGGGCGGCAAAGGAAACACAAAAGGAGCACAGATTGGTGGCAGAACAGATCAAACAAATCATTTCTACAGACTTTCCAATCCTAAAGGAGGCGCTTGAGTGGTGAGTATTTCACGTAGCTGGTCCGAGGACAATCCTTACAGGGGTGTTTATGAAAGCATCCGTGACTACAAGAAACCAGAAGAACTATTTCCCTCGGTTCTAAAGACACAGGTTGGTGGTTCTCACTACGCCGATAACACTATCCAGCCTATCGAGTTCATTGCCAGGAATGATCAGTCGTTTATCATTGGCAACATCATCAAGTACGCCGTCCGTGCCGACAAGAAGAACGGCAAGGAGGATTTGAAGAAGTGCATCCACTACGCACAGATCGAACTGGAACTCAAATACGGAGTGAAATCAAAGGTAGAATATGACGACAAGTAAGACTGACAACATCCATGTGTTTATTGGGTGTGATGACCTGCAACCCGAAGCGTTCAAGACTTGCGCTTACTCCATCAAACGCTGGACGGATAACAACGTTCACATTATCCCTCTGGCACACCGCACACTACGCGAGGCCGGATTGTTTGACCGGACGTGGCGAGTGACAGAGAACGGGTCTTGGGTTGACGAGAGGGACGGCTTGCCTTTCTCTACCACGTTCTCCCATCTTCGGTTCCTTACTCCCAAGTATTTCGACTACCTCGGATTGTTCAACGATACGAACAATCGGTGGGCTATCTTTGTGGACTCCGACTTCATCTTTCTTGACAACATCCGCGCCCTTATCGAGAACGCCGATGAACAGGGCAAACCCCTTTCCGTGGTCAAGCACAACTACGCAGGCAAAGGTAGCGTCAAGATGGACGCTCGTGAGCAGGTGAACTACAATTGCAAACTGTGGTCCTCCCTTATGGTGTTCGATATGTGGAAGTGGAACTTCGATGACGAAGACCTCGACGTTAACAAGGACACGGGTCGCAGTCTCCACACGTTCGATTGGTATAAGCCGGGCCTTGAAGGTATCGGCTCTCTTTCCGAATCCTGGAACTTCATCCCCGACCACTCGGAAAAGACCACGCTTTACCCCAGTGCTATTCACTTTACGGAAGGCACCCCCTTGCACAAGGGCTATGAAGGTGTCAGGTATGGGGAGTTGTTCAAGCAAGCCTACCAAGGGATGCTTGCGGAACGAGCGCGGAGAGTGAACGATGGTCTATCGTAAATACGTCGAGTTCTTTGCTACTATTCTTATTGGAGTTGGAATGATCCTTCTTCTGTCTGGTATGATCTGGACGCTTATCAGCGCCGCAGCAAAGGTTATCACTGGATGACCACTACAATCGTCACCTCGTTCAACAAGGCTATCTGGGACGGCCACGGCAAGCCCTGTGTCATGTCGTGGCTCAAGCACATTAAAGGGGATTACAACCTTCACATCTACATGGACGGACGCCCGGCAAGTGACCTGCCAAAGGCGGACAACATCCGGTATTTCTTTCTCGATAACTTCGAGGACTACACGAAGTTTCTCAGGGACACCGCAAACATGGGTGTTCCCCAAGGCGTTCCCCCTGAACACCAGTTCCGGTTCCAGTTCCGTAGGTTCTGGCCCAAGGTGTTCAGCATTTCTGAGGAGATTTGGGAAAGTAGTTTTCCTAAAATACTTTGGCTAGACGCCGATATTCTCTTTAACAAGAATTTTGCTCTAACCGAATTTACACAGGATCGCACCAAACCGTTTACGATTCTTGATCGGGGTGAGCCGTGGGGTTATTGCGATAGTGGGTTCATGTATTTACAGGAACGAAACGAAGAAAGCACAATACTATCAGATTTCGCCGCCCATTTAAGAAACCTTTACCACACTAAAACTATTTTCCAGTTTCGTGAATGGCACGACGCCTATCTGATTACACAGCTTCTCAAGATAGACCTAGGGGACCAGACTTCCGACACATATAAAGCCTTTGTCGAATCCCTTTGCGGTTTGTCCTCGTCCCTCCACCCCCTTGAAGATTCCCCTCTAAAGGAGTATATGGTTCACCTCAAAGGCCAACGAAAGAGCGAGGTACCGGAATGACCGGCTACAAACCAGAGACACAGAACCGTTGGGAACTGGACAGGTTCCTGGACTTTATCCGTAACCAGAAGATCAACCTCTATATGGAGATAGGGCTTTACTCTGGCTCTACGTTCAAGGAAGTTTATGATACGCTTCTGCGTGTCCATAATGGGGACCACACCAAGTTCAAGATGATCGGAGTCGATCTACCCACCAATGCGGACGCCTTTGCGGCTTGCTCGCGTGTGGTCGATGCAATCCCTAACGCCTCTGTCTATTGGACTTCGAGCACTGACCCGGACACTGTTGAAAAGATTTACGAGGAAATTACTGCGTTCTCCATCCAAGCGGGCTTGGGCATCCCGGAGGTGTCGTCTTTGGTGTTCATTGACGGGGACCACTCCTTTGCTCAAGCCAAGGATGACTACATGGCGTACAACCCTATGTTCCAATTCGTGGCGTTCAACGACATTGACCCCCGCACAGTGGAACAGAACAAGCGCAAGCACGGGGGCCGGGATATTGCCACGGTCTACCATCTTTATGAAGGGCTGCGTATCGGTGAGTGGTCCTACCAACTTTATGAAGGGCTGCATACCAGTGAGTGGGAGACAACTATCTGTGATCCAAATGCAGAGAAGGCGAGGGGGATTGGTATTCTAGGCTATGGCAACAACAACGTTTAACGTCGTAACATTTCTTTGGCACGACCCGAAGGCCAAGCACACGGCTAACTTTTCCTATGGCCCTGACCACGTAAACAAGCTGTTCCGCCAGTTGGCTAAAGGGTTTGAAGCCAATGGTATGGAAAACTTCAAGCTGACCGTTGTGACGGACGCAAAGGACATTACTGGTTTCGATACGTCTATCCCTGGGTTCCAGCTTATCCCACTCTGGGATGATTTCCGGGACATAGGCCGGTGCTTTACCAAGCTGAAGGTCTTTTCTCGGGAGCACAAGCATCCGGTCCATGGCGATGACATGCCTCGTCACGGGTTCTTTGATGGCCGTTATATCATTACCATCGACATTGATGTGGTTATCATCAAGCCAAAGGAGTTTGTCAGTGCTCTTACGTCTAACCGAATGGAAGCCTTTAAGGGATACCGAGACACCAAGAACCCCCGGTGCTACTCCGGGGCTTTGTGGAGGATCGACACCGGGAGTTACAACGGATTTCACCATGTCTATGACACCTTCCGACACATCTATGACATCAACAAAGGAACAAACAATCTAGGTAACTTTTACCCCAATTGGAACGTCGTATCATCTTTTGTAGGGTCGGACCAGTGCTGGATTACCACGGCTATTGGTGAGTTCTCTTACCCCAACAAGTGGTCTGACGAGGACGGTATCTATGATGAATGGCAGATTACACATCTTCCGTCCCTTCCCCTTAACACTTGTGCAGTCTTTATGAACGGTATGAACCGGGACATGACCATGCCCAAGTTCCAGGAAAAGTATCCGTGGATCAATGAACACTGGGTGAACGTATAAACATGGCTGGTTATTCAGAACTACGAATCAATCCTATGGACAGTGCCGATCTGTCCGAGATAGAGAACAACGTCGAAGCTAATCTTGACCTGATGAAGGACTGGATAAAGACGGTTGATACTCCGACCGGACGCAAGGCCGTGCTTATCGGCTCTGGCCCAAGTCTTAAGCGGTGCCTGCGGACAGGCTACCTTCACAAGGATATGTATGACCCCGAGCACTGGGACATCTTCTGTGCCAAACACGCTCTGCCGCTGCTTATGGAAGCAGGGTTCACTAATCTGAAGTGCGTGGTCCTCGACCCCCGCCCCATCGAAGGAACGAGCACACATGACATCAAGCGTCTTGATCTTTATGGGGCTGCTACACCAGATCGGGTAGAGTTCCTTGTAGCTTCCATGACCCATCCTTCCGTCACCAACTATCTTCTCGATAACAAGTTCAAGGTGACAGGCTGGCACGCCGCAACAAAGGCTCTTGAGAAGTTCAAGGACAAGATCAAGTTTATGATCGGCGGGGGGACTAACTCCATCCTTCGTGCCGTTGGTATCGCCAAGGATTGCTACGGAGCGAGGGAGATTTTCCTTCTCGGTATTGACTGTTCCATCGAGGACCCGCCGAAGGCTGATGAAAACGACCCAACCTCTTATCTCTATACAGCCAAAGACCCTATTACCGATAGTCCAAAGTATCTGAAGTCTTTCTTCGGTCCTGGTGGAGGATGGAACTCCAACAAATACCTTGCCAAGTGGACAACCGGGGAACTGGCTGCTTCACTTCAAGACTTGGAGCAGTTCTTCCGGGCACAGAAAGAAATTGGCATCACGTTGCGTATCATTGGAACAGACAAAGGCCGGACCCTTTCAGGCCAGCTTGCCGATTTCTTTGGTTGTTAAAGTAAGGAGAATCAGTGTGGGAATTACTAGGGCTTCTGGGCCAAGCGTATTTACAACAAGTTCGCAACGGACTAGTTGCCTCATCATCCCAGATTCGCATTGCAACCCTTCGACATCTAATCGTCGTTACGAGTGGCTTGGCAATCTCATCGTTGATCGTCGTCCTGACATCATTGTTGATCTTGGTGACTTCGGTGATCTGGCTACTCTTGGTGTTTATGATCGGGGCACCAAGGCTGCTTGGGGAAAGTATTACAAGGATGAGGTCGAGCACATCAAGAAGGCCAACAAGATCGTCTTTGATGAGCCTGTTCGACGGTATAATAATACCCACGCAAAGGCAAAGAAAGCCAAGTACGCCCCGAGAAAGATCAGACTAGGCGGCAACCACGAGGAGGGACGTATCAACGCTTTCCTTCACAAGAACCCGGAGTGGGTAGGGCACATCTCCATTGACGATCTTGGGTTCCGTGATTACGGGTGTGAGTACGTCCCGTTCCTTCGTCCGTTCCACTTCTCCAACGTGGCGTTCTCCCACTACTGGTATGTCAAGACACAGCGTTATCCCATCGGGACTGCTAAACAAATCTTGAAAAACAACCACAAGTCCTCCATATCAGGGCACGCTCATTCCTACGATCTGGCAACTGACTATGGGATTGACGGAAAGAGAATGACTGCTATCATTGCCGGGTGCTATCTTGACCCGGAATACAATGCCGAGACGTTCAACTACACGGGCGGGCACGGCACTAACCAGTGGACCAATGGGCTGACCTGGCTTCACGATGTAAACCATTACGGGGAGTTTGATGTAGAGTTCATCTCCACTGACCGGGTGAGGCAGATGTATGGCTAAGAGAACCCTTCGTGAGTGGGACTTGTTCCAGCTTCGTCTTGCTCGCCAGTACTCCACTATGAGCAAAGACCCATCTACCAAGGTCGGTGCCGTGGTGTGTGACAAGGACTCCAAGCACGTCTTTGGTCTGGGTTACAATGGTCTTCCCTCTTGCATTGCAGACACGGATGACATCCTCTACAACAGGGAAAAGAAATACGTGTGGATGGACCACGCAGAGGATAACGCCATTAACCGTGCCCACAAGATGACGCACGGCAACGTCAAGGGGTTGACCATAGTCATCTACCCGTTCATTGCTTGCACTGAATGTGCAGCCGGTATCATTGAAAGCGGTATTGCCCGCGTCGTCACCCTTGACTATGCGCCTAAGAGGTGGTTGGATGACTTCAAGGAGAGTGAACGAAGGTTAAAGGAAGCGGGCGTCGAGGTTGTGAAGTATCAACCGTTTGAACTGGACCACGGGGATGTATCCCGTTACACCGAACTATGGGAGGTCATGTGACCATGAGTGTTGACTATCGTAAACCAGTTGAAGTTGTAGACAAGGATGAACCAGAGGATGTGTACGAGGCACTCCTGGTTCGGCCTCTCAAGGGGTGGTTCAACTCTGCCATCGTGGTGTGGTCCGTGAACGGGACAATCGAGCACGCCAACACGTTCGATGGTAACGGCCAGCCTGTTCGAGGTGGGTGTGGTTACTTCGTGCGTAACACTTCCATGGCAACTACCTACCGCGACAAGCCCACCTACCGGGACGCGGATGGTTCGTCCATTTACCCGGTGTATCCCTTGGAGCCGACTCCCGGTCAATACCGTTGGTTCAATCCTATCACCAAAGAGTGGGAGTATTTTGAATGAAAAACCAAATACCAAAGAATCTCATCCTTGAAACCAAGGCGTTCGTAGATGCCATCAAGGAAGTCGAGAACTCGGTCAAGGCTGGGTTCAACAAGAAGGTGGGAAAGTGGTTCCCCCACAAGTCCGCAGAGGGTGGCACTGACACTCTTGCCTACGGCCACAAGCTGACCAAGGAGGAAGATAAGACCAACATTGTTATCGTCAACGGTGCCAGTGTCGATGTCCGTAACGTCGGTCTTACCGAGGAACAAGCTACCCAGCTTCTTGCGCAGGATTTGCTGAAGGCTCTTAACACAG